TGATTTGTAATCAGTGGGTTGCAGGTTCAACTCCTGTCACTAGCTCCAAAAAATGCCGTTCATTCGTGATATTAAATCACGTGAACGGCATTTTCTTTTGCGAAAACACGGTAAAATACGGTGAAAAACAGGAATAAACTAACAAACAGGCTAACAAAATTAATATTCCATCTTCCGCATCTCCTGTAACAAATATGTCGGGTCGTTGTGGGAAACGTACTTGTTTGCTGTGGTGGAAAAATTTTTGTGACCGAGGATAGCCTGCACGGCAGTCTTTTCAAGGCCGCACTCCACCATCTTGCTGCTGGCCGTGTGGCGAAGGGTGTGCGGGTGCACGCCATCGATCTGGCACTCCTGCATCAAGGCCCGGAACTTCGTGGCCACGTTTCTCTTGTCCAGCTTGGTTCCAGCCTTAGAAGGTATCAGCCACTCGCACCCGCTGTCCATCATCCAGAAGGCGATGATCTTGTAAATGGGGTCGAGGATGGGGATGATGCGGTTTTTGCCCGCTTCCGTTTTTTCACCGCCCTGCATGTAGTGCTCTTTCAGGTACACGTTCTCGCAGCGCATGGAAAGCAGCTCATCGATGCGCATTCCTGTATAGAGAAGCACCATAGCAATCTGCGCTGTCTGACCAAAGCGCTTGTCGGTCTGGTAGGCGCTGATCCGGGCGATCTCGTCCGCCGTAAGGGTGCGCTCTGCCTTTCCGGCTGCGGCTGGAAGGTGAAGGAGCTGGGCGTAGTTTTTGTTGATAATGTCCTGGGCCATTGCCCACTCACATAGCTGGCTGAAAAGGGTGCGCTGCTTCTCACATGAGCTGCGGGAGAGACCGTCTGCGACCATCTGGTCTATGATCTGCTGATAGTCCTCCGCTTTCAGGTCTCGCATTTGTCGGCTGTACAGCGGAGCGGCTTTTTTGAAAGCCAGCTCGTATCCATTTATCATGTCCCGGCTGAGACTTGAAAACTTCGGCTGTGCCCGCCATTTTTCGTAGGCATCCGCAAAAGTACACTTCAGACGCTCTGCCGGGGTGTTCTGGGCGTTATATGCGTCAAGCGCCTGGACGGCTTCCCCGGGCGTTCCGTATGTGCCAAGCACTTCCTTTTTCCCGGTCACGGCTACATAGGGCCTTGCCCGGACCCCTTTCAGCTTGTACACGCTGCCGCTCCCCTTTGGGCGGCGGCGCTTTTTTCTATGCGCGGGAGCGGACGTTGCATCCTGCTGCTTTCCGCACCACGGGCAAAATAGAGCCTTGTCCGGGATGCTTACATGACATCTGACACACTTCATGCGCTACTCCTTTCTGCGCCCTATATAGCCCAGAGCGCCGTTCTCTGACGCTGTGCGCCCGGACTTATAATCGATTTTCAAATCCTCTATCGGAGGATGCGGCTCGTCCGGGCACGGGTCAAGCCCTCTGATCTTGGCAAAGCTGTACTGATCGATGATGGTGCCGCACACAGTGACCCTGTTGTTGAGAGGGCAGTGGAGGTTTGCAGCCATTTCAGATATAACCGCAGGCGGGCTGCTTCCATGTCGGCCCTTGAGCACAAACAATAGAAGCCGCCGGGTGAGCGGTGGAAGCGCCTGCACCAGCGTGTGCAGCTCCTTATCTATGGCTGCATCTTCTTTCTGCCCGTCTGGCACTGCGTACAGATCCGGGTGCATAACTTCCATAAAAACCGTGATGGGGGACACTCCGCAGGCCGTGCACCAATCCATGATCTCGTCACTGTCTGGGCTTGTGTCACCTTTTTCCCAGCTTTGCACTGTCCGCTCTCCCTTCTGGACGCGGATCGCAATCTCTCTCTGACTTAGCCCGGCGGATACCCGCGCTTTTGAAAGCGCCTTCCCGATTTGATCAGCGGTAAAATAACTCATGCTTATCACCCCTAAACGCAGCGTGTTATAAAAGGAAAATGGCGCAGAAAAACTCTGCGCCATTCGACAAAAATTACACAGATTTCATTTTCCTCCGGCGCATGGTAAAATCTGGTACATAAGATGTAAATGTTTCCAAAAAAGGAGGAAAATGAAATGAAAAACAGTCAGACAGTCAGCATGGACCCCGATATGACCATTATTGACGGAATGCCCGCCAGCGTGCTCACCGGCACGCGGCCCACTCCGAAGCCCTGGGAGGAATGATCTATGGACAAGATGCAGAGCTTTTGCACCCACATCCGCGCCGCCCTGGCGTGCTACGAGGATATGCCGCCCGAGGGCCAGACCAAGGCCCGGCTTTATGTAACCCGCAAGGCGGAAAGCGTCCGGCGCTTGCTGGATGCCGCCAACTGCCCCGGCGGGGAGCTTGCTGGGGAGCTGCTGCAGAAAATGCAGCGGCTGGAAGATCACAAGTGAAAATCTAACTATTTTCAGAAAAAACCTAATTTATTTCGTGATATCTATTGAATGTTACAACTGAAAGATGTATAATGCGTTTGTGGTAGGAAATTAGCTATTAGGACAAGCCTTAATAGGTTCAAGTCTTCGGTCTCCAATCTCTGCCATCCAAGCTTGATACTTTTCCGAATTGTCTTTCTTATGCTTAAAATAAGTTCTGAAAGTTTTTGGAAATGAAGTGATTCCGAGTTCAGAGTAAAATTCAAATTCTGCCATCTCAAAATGGTATGGATCTGTGCAGTCGTAGGTTCCAAGCTGAAAATTTCCATCCCACGAATCAATCAATCCAGTTGAAATAAAATTAAAGACACGAACCTTTGTGTTGTAGTAGATGCTTAACCGAGGAATCTTTTTGAAAAGGCATTTTTCTTTTAGCTGCTTTTCCAGAGACGGGCAATTTAAGTATTCTCCGCGATACGTCTCAAAATCATCTGGAAGAGAAATATCACTGCTCCCGGATATTTGCGTTCCAACATAAAAGGCTCTTAAGTCACTCTTGAACGCTTCCGAATTATTGCAATCTGAAAAATCGATAGCTTCTGAATTGCGAATATAGCAGAGAACATGGGACGGAATTTCCTTTTCTTCTTTCCAATACTCATAAATTGAGTTTTGAGATGATGATGAGCCGGGAGAAGTAAGGCTGGTGCCAAAAGAAATCGATATTCCATGAGGAATAACACTGTTTCGTTCGTACTCTGCACGGGCATTATATGCACCGAGATAGTCTCTTTCCATTGCAAGCGACATTATTTTTCGGTGTGCGGTGTTTCGTCGGTCTCTTTCGGTTTTCTTGAAATCTTTTGATACTGTTTTACCGGAATCTGTTAAAGCATATTTTTCAGGAGTGTCAATGATGTAACCTTCAGAAATGATCTCTTTGACATTTTTGTCGAAAGGATAAAACCGACCTTTTACATCATCATGGAGCCCCCACTTCTTTTCCCGGTCACCAAGGTAATTCACTAGGAAGCTTTTCTCTTGCCATGTCATAATCAAATTTAATTGAAGAATGTTGAGTAGGTGATGATGGACGTTGTGATTTTGTCGTCCTCATAATTGAGCCAAAGGTCATTGATTCCGCAGTTATAAGCGCGATACCATGTTCCGGTGTCGTTTACAGTGGTTTTACCTGTCTTTTTCAGATTGAACATTGTAAGGAACTGATCTTTATACTTATAAGGGAAAACGTCATAAAGTGTGATTCGATGCAGGCGTTCAAATACAAAATCATATGTATTGTTTCCATAGAACAGCGTATGAATGGCTTGACCGTTGCTGTAAGTCCAGTCCTCTGTACTGTCTGGCTCTCCGATCATGCTGATAAGTTCATCTTCTGTCAGGCCGGAACCGTCTTCGTGCTCATATTTCGTGGCATCGAATACAACGTCAACATCGTCTGCAACATTTTTGGCAGAAAGAAAACCAAACGCAAGCCCGAACACAAGAATCGCAACGATAATTGCACATCCGTTTGGTTTTTTCTTTGTCTTTTCACTGTTGCTGACAACATCATTCTTTTTCCAAGCCATAAAAACACCTCTTAGATTCAAAAATAGGCAGCCAACCGGCTGCCAGAAAACAAATTTTCAATGACCAAAGGAGGAAAAGAAAGTGCAAGAACATAGCACAAAATTGATGAAAGAAACCACAGAATGTGTTATACTTGAGAAAATCAAGCTTGCACTTTCTCTTGACATCGATGTTGACGCGCTGCTGGAAGCTGCGCAGAAAGGATGACGTTATGAAAATCGAAATCACTGCCACCCCGCAGGAAACCGCAGATTTGATTCACCTTCTGGAAAAAGAAACATCCTATGTTGCGGTGAGCAATTGCATCAGAGAAAGCCTGAACGAGCTTGCCAAATCCAAAAAATCAATCGTCAAAATTTAACACGCCCGTTTTCTGCAGAGCGTCAATCACGATCTCAACGGATCCGATCAGGGAACTCTTGTACAGCACTGCTATTTTTTCGAGATCGGAGCGTTCAGGATGAGCGTCCAAATCAGCAACTGCTTTTCGTGCGTATTCGTTCACAGAACTATTGATAGCAGCCTGAAATTCAGCCTTTTTCATTTTTATCCCCCTTCGCTGCCTCAAGTGCAGCGTCAAGCATCTTTTCAAACATAACCCTTTGCGCAGGATCAAGCTGCTCATACTTATATAGTATGGCTTTAGCGTGCGCATTTAGCTCACTCTCTTCACTGGGAGTGGGCTTTTCTTTTTTCTCCGGAGCTTCGCCCATAAGCTCTTCAATAGAAATTTGCAAAAAATCAGCTACAAGTAATAGCTTGTCCTTAGGCGGATAACGCTTGCCATTAGCCCATTTTCCTACCGTTCCGTTTGCAAATTTCAAATCTTTTTCCATTTTTGCAATAGAACTATTTTGAGATTTGCACGATACACGGATAAATTCTACCAACTCGGGCAAAGAACGCATAAAAAATTCCTCCGATAGCCTAATTCTCTATTGACAACTAGAAAATTAGGCTATATAATAGAGAGCGTAAGGAGCAAACAAAACCAAAGCCCCTTGATAACATTATATCGGGCAAACGCTAGATTTTATTCACTTTGTACCTTGCAACTACATAGTAGCATATTTTCTAGTGATTTTCAAGCCCGGAAAGGAGAATTGCTAGTGAATGTTTCAAAAATTGACCAGTTTTGCAAGCTGCACGGGCTGAGCCGCACCGATCTGGAAGAGGTAGCAGGCCTGAGCAACGGCGCAATTGGCAAGTGGGAGCGCAGCGTCTACGGCCCCAGTATCAGCCAGCTGATGAAGGTGGCCCGATACTTTAAGGTATCCGTGGACAAGCTGCTGGTGGAAGAAGAAGGGGGAAAGACCGAATGACAGACATTATCTTATCTACCCAGAACGGCGAGCCGGTGGCATCCAGCCGCCAGATCGCTGAGAACTTCGGCAAGGAGCACCGCAATGTTATGCGGGACGTTGATTCACTCAAAAAAGATGTGCTCAATTTTGAGCAGATGTTTTTTGAGACCGAAACGCCGGACAGCTACGGCAGACCCCAGCGCACCTACCTGATGAACCGGGACGGCTTTTCGCTGCTGGTGATGGGCTTTACCGGCAAAGCCGCCCTCGAGTGGAAGCTGAAGTACATTGCCGCGTTCAATGCAATGGAGAAGAAGCTGGCCACTCCGCAGATGCCCAAGCTCAGCAAGGAGCTGCAGGCGCTGTTCCTGCTGGACGACCGCACTCAGAGGCAGGAGCAGCGGATCACGGCGCTGGAAAATAACATGGTCGTGGACTATGACCAGCAGCTTTCCCTCAAGAATGCCGTGAACCACGTTGTTGTGGAAGCTCTGGGCGGCAAGAACGCCCCGGCCTACGGCGATTCCCATGTACGGGGCATGGTTTACTGCGAGATCAACAAGGACATCCAGATGTGGTTCCGGGTCAGCAGCAGAAACAACATTCCCCGCAAGCGCTTTGACGAGGCCGTGGAGTACATCCAGCGCTGGAAGCCCAGCACCAACACTGTGATGCTGATCCAGCAGACCAACGGCCAGACCAGTCTATTTGACCGAAATTGCGCCCCAGCGGGGAGATTGGTGGATTGATATGAAAGAGCTTGTCTCCTTTTTTATCACTGTTTTTGTCGTTTCCTATATCATTATTCAATATCTCGAAAAATGAGGAATAGAGCATGAAAAAATTAATTGGTTCCATTGTTACCGCTCTTGCGATTGCGGTGCTGTGCGTCTTGTGTCTTAATCGTGTGCCCGTGGGATATGTTGGCGTGGTTTACTCTGCCAAAGGCGTAGAGCAAACCACGCTCTCCCAAGGCTGGCATTTTCTCTCTCCTATGAAGCATGTCAGTGAGTTTCCGATCAGTCAGCAACAGATTATTTTTTCCGACGACCCATCTGATTATAACGTAAAAGAGCACGCCGATTGGCACATTGATGCACCGGCAAGCGGTGGTATGGTCGGAATCAACCTTACCGTAAATTACAACTTCATTCCGGATCGTGTTGTGGAACTATACAGCCGATTCAACGGAATGGACGGTAAAACACTGGTAGAAAGCAGAATCCAGAACAGTATTATCGCTTACGTCAAAGAAGTTACGCCGCAATTCTCCGTGATGGATATTTACTCCGAGAAAAAGACGGAAGTGAATAACGCTATCACGAACTATTTGAATGATAAACTTACATCTGAATACGGTATCAATGTCTCTAGTGCACTTGTGATTGACGTAGAACTGGACGACACCCTGACCGGAAAGATTCGTGCAAAAGAGCAGGCCAAGCAAGATGCGGAAATTGCGGAATTAAACAAGCAAACTGCTCTTGCCCAAGCGGAAACGGACAAGGTTAAGGCTCAGGCACAAGCAGACGTGAAAGTTATCGAAGCCCAGGCGGAAGCTGATTCTAACCGGATTGTTTCCGAATCTATCACCCCTGAGCTTATTCAAATGAAAGAAGCCGAAGCCCGTTTGAAGCATGGCTGGGTGACCGTTCAGGGAACCGATACCATTGTTACCAACGCAGAGAGTTAAGAATGAGGCAGCGGCATGAGCGAAAGGATCACAATGAAAGGCGTTGCGGAGTGCTGCGAAATGTTCCGGGCAAATCTCGTCCCGATGAGCCCGAACAAGTTCTGGAGTAATGTTGCATCCGGCGAATACGCCGGATGGGTAGTCCCCCGGGAAGATACCAAACGGCGGCAGGCAACAATCTACATCGACGGTTTTATCGAGTATATGCACCGGCACGGATGCAAGATCGTCCGCCCGTATGAGAACTACAAGGAGGAAATGGAAATATGAAGATCAGCCCGAACGCTCAGTTAAAAATCCAGTTGGGGAAGGATGGAAGCCCCGAGATTTATGCCTGCGGTACAGAGATGGAGCAGAAAGCCCTTTGCGCCGCACTGATTGCCGGGATTTGCATAGATCAAAGAAATCCGGAAGCATTGTTCAGCATAGTGACTACTGCAGCAGACCTTATGGACAGAATGGAGGAATCCCCCAATGAAGATTAAATCCCGCGTCTGGTACTGGCTGGCCGCTGCCAGCGGTGCCGCAAGTCTGCTGTACGGCATGGGCATCGAGGGCAGCGCACAGACGGGCAGCGCCATCTCCGACGGCCAGTTTGCCACGGCCCTGTGCCTGGTTCTGGCAGCGGTGATGTTCCTGCGGCTGGGCTTTGCCGCCCAGGATCGGGAGCAGAACGCCCGCCGCTATGGCCGCGTTGACCGTACCCACGCCCGCACCGAAGAGCCGGAGTACCGGCAGAACCGGAGGGGCGCATGAGCATGACTGTATATGCTTATGCCTACCGCAAGAGCCCTCCGGGGTGCGATGTCAGGCAGTTCACAGATCCGCTCACACCGGTTGAATACCCGGGAGAGCCCGCCAGCGTTAAGGCCCAGCACTGGGCAGATGAGAACATCCGGCACTACGAGATGATCCAGGTGCGGGACGCTCTTGGGAACCTGCTGTACGCAAGATAATGCGTTTTTTGGATTACGCAAACCACAAGATATAGGAGAAATCAGCATGAAAACCAAAATTCTGAAAGTCAAGATCACCTTCCTGGAGCCGGTGTTGGGCACTTGGCCCTCCAACCAGAACGTCGCCCGGGATTTCATTGCCAGCAAGAGCCCGGATGCTGCCACGATCGAGGACGAGGTGGCCGCTTTGGGCGCGGATGCCGTGGCAGACAAGGGCATGACCGTCTTCCCCCGCAACGAGAACGGAGAGCCGGTTCTGTATGATTACCAGATCAAGGGATTCTTCAAGGATTCCTGCGGCATGCTGGCCCGTGTGGGCGGCAAGACAGAAACGGGCAAGAAGCGGGCCGTCAACGAGAGCGGCAAGATCTCTGCCTACAAGAAGGTCATCGACGGCCTGATCTTCCCGCAGCCCCGCATGATCCCCATCAAGGTCAACGGCAAGATCGGCGACTGCCAGCGCCCCCTGCGTGCCCAGACGGCCCAGGGCGAGCGCGTGAGCCTGGCCAACTCTGAGGAGATCCCGGCAGGAAGCACCTGCGAGTTTGAGATCCTTCTCATGGACGAATCGCTCGAGAATGCGGTTCTGGAGTGGCTGGACTACGGCGTTTTGCGCGGCATCGGCCAGTGGAGAAACAGCGGAAAGGGCCGCTTCACCTTTGACATCATCGACTGAGCAACGGCATTGCATGGATAGGATTTGATCTGCTACGGCAATGATATGATTTGCAAAGGCGCGGATATGTGCGCATAACTCGGCAACGGCATTGTGCTGACAAGTTTGCTCAGCAGGGGCACAGTAGTCACTGCAGTGCAGCGCGGGGCAAAGGCAAGGCTCAGCTGGAAAGCGCAGCGCAAAGGCGTAGATAGGCGTAGATCGCTTGGATCAGACTTGCCTCGATAAGCAAAGCAAAGGCAAGGCTGGGCGTGGTGTGGGCGGCAAGGCATCGTAATGGCGTTGAGCAGATACGCGCCGCTCTGCTATGCAGCGCAAAGGCATAGCGTTTCATGGCTACGGCGATGCGGGGCAAAGAAAAGCTCAGCGAAGGCACAGATGAGCAAAGAGATGCGAAGGCATGGTTGAGAACGGCCTGGAGGCGCACAGCAAAGGCATAGATAAGCAAAGAAGCGCAAAGGCATAGCGAAGAAGCTCTTTGATACGATTTGCAACGGCTGTTCGGTGTGTGCAATGTACGGCAAAGGCATAGACATGCAAAGCTCTGCAGAGGCAAGGCAAAGTATTTTTGAACGAAAGGAGATTTTACAGTGAGTAAAACAGAGCTGCTGTTCCGGGCCGTGGGAGCACTTTCCACCCCGGCAGCAAAGATGGTTGCCCGTGGGCTGACCTTATGGATCGGATTCAACGTGCTGGTCGTGGTCTTTCTGGTCTGGCGGGCATGGAAAAACGGGAGGTGGCGCAAATGAGCACGGTTCAGATCTATGGGGCGGATATGGTCTTCTTGAACGAGATCCCTTTCCGGTGTGTGCAGGACGCTGAGCGGTATGCGGATCAGCTCAAAAAGACCGACCCGACGCTCATGTACCTTGTCGTAGACGATTCCGGGCAGCAGGTATCTATGAGGTGATCCTTATGCAGTGTGATGAAAAAAAGGAGATCTGTCTGAACTACGCAGCCAATGTGCCGGAATGGAAGCTGGCACTGATACTGGACGCTCTTGCAAAGCTGGGCGATGCGTCCCGGTGCTGCGGCACGGTTCAGAAGGCGGTTGCCGGGGGGCAGTCGTATATGAGACTGCACCAGGACAGTGAATACGCGGGCGAGGATCAGGCTGATTATGTGCACATTTTCCAGGAAGCGGCCAGGGCATTGGGCCGCGCAGTCTATGCGGTGGAGATCGTGCTTTCACAGTCAGACTGCTTCGGGCTGGCCAAAGACCTGGCATACATGGCAGAAACTGCATATAACAGCTCCTACGCCGAGCTGGAGAGCATGTGCCGGAAGCACGGATGCAAAGAGGTGGAGTACAAACATGGACAAAATGACCATTTATGAAAGCGCCCGTGGCGTGCCCAAGGAAGCGCGAAAGGCAATCGGCGGCGGCCGCCTGAATGGGATGACGGACATCAATCCCATGTGGAGAGTCAAGAAGCTGACAGAGCTTTTCGGTCCCGCTGGCATTGGCTGGCGGTTCGATCCGCCCATCTTTGAGGAAAAGCCCGGGGTAAACGGAGAGGTCGTGGTGCACTGCTGCACCAATCTTTACATTCGGCAACTCGGTGAGAACGGGGAAAAGAACGAATGGAGCGCCCCGATTCCCGGCGTGGGCGGCTCGATGCTGATCTCCACGGAAAAAGGCGGCAAGCGCACGGATGACGATGCCTATAAAAAGGCATACACGGACGCGCAGAGCGTGTCCTGCAAGGCTTTGGGCATTGGCGCAGATGTTTACTGGGAGAAAGATCCGACCAAGTACGACAGGCCCACAGCGCCACCCCCGGCAAAGCCCACCTGCGCCAGCTGCGGGAAGCCCGTGAAAGGGTTTACTTACAAGGGCGAAAAGGTCACTGCCCAGCAGGCGGCTGACCGGAGCAAGAAAAAATACGGGCGTATCCTGTGCATGGAATGCGCTAAAAAGCAGCCGAAAGAAGATGGAGGATTGACGCATGCTTAACGTCGTTGCATTGATGGGCCGCCTGACCCATACCCCTGAGCTGAAGACCACCCAGAACGGCACCAGCGTGTGCAGCTTCAGCATTGCGGTTGACCGTACATACACCCCGAAGGGCGAAGAGCGCAAGGCTGATTTCATCGATATCGTTGCCTGGCGGCAGACGGCAGAGCATATCTGCAAGTACTTCCAGAAGGGCAGCATGATCGCCATTGACGGCAGCATCCAGACCCGCTCGTATCAGGACAAGCAGGGCAGCAACCACACGAAAGTGGAGGTTCTGGCAAACAACGTCAGCTTTTGCGGCGCAAAGGCGGCAAACAAGCCCGCTGTGCGTGATTTTGACAAACAGACGAAAAGTTACACCTCAGAAGCAAAAGCCTCTTACAGCGCCCCGCAGGCGGCGCAGGGCTTCTCGCAGGGCTCTGCAGATGATTTTGCAGAGATCACAGACGATGACGATCTTCCGTTCTGATAATGGAGTATGAAAAATGAGTGAGAAAATCATTGCATACAAAGCCACAGACAAAAACATGATGTGCCGTGGCAAGCAGTACGAAGTGGGTAAGACCTACACCGAAGAAAAAGCCGACTGCTGCACCGCCGGAATGCACGCCTGCGAGGTGCCCTTTGATGTGCTGCACTATTACCATGTGAGCGACGGCGCGCGGTTCTTCCAAGTCGAGTGCGGCGGCGAGGTCGACAAATCCAGCGATGATAGCAAGCTCGCATGCACCGAGTTAACTGTGAAAGGTGAGCTGAAACTGACCGATATGCTCAAAATCGGCGTGGAAGCCGTGATGAAGCGCGTCAAGGAAAAGACGGCAGGAGCAAAAGAAACTGCCGCGTCTGGAGACTACTCCACGGGTGCCGCGTCTGGCAACTGCTCCACGGGTGCCGCGTCTGGAGACTACTCCACGGGTGCCGCGTCTGGCTACTGCTCCACGGCAGAGGTAAGCGGAAAAGACAGCATTGCCGTTGCAAACGGCGCAAACAGCAAGGCACGTGGATCACTTGGGTGCTATATCGTGCTGACCGAGTATGACGATGACGGTAAGTTCCTGTTGGCAAAAATGGCGCGGGTTGACGGAACTGTCATAAAGGACGGCGTTTGGTACACGCTTAAAAACGGAGAATTTGTGGAGGCGGAATAACCAGCGAGCTATATAAGAGCTGTGCTATCTGGCTATACGGGCGTGCGGGAGGAGGTGAAGACACACGGCTACCGGAAAAAGATACTACTGGCTAAAGCTCAAAGACAGCTTTATGCGGTCTGACGCGGTGGATTTTCTCATGGGGCAGAAGAACGGCGCAAACTATGTGGTTTTGTACCAGATGCTCTGTCTTATGACCATCAACACCAACGGCAGGCTTTCACGGCAGATCGGTGAGGTGATCATTCCGTATGACGTGGACAAGATTCAGCGTGATACCAAGTGGTTTTCTACCGATACTGTGCGCGTTGCGCTGGGTCTTTACGCGAAGCTTGGGCTGATTTATCAGGAGCAAGACGGCACACTTGTGCTTGCAAACCACTCGGAAATGGTCGGAAGCGCGACAGACTACGCAACGCAAAAAAAACTGCAAAGAACGAACCAACGTCTAATCGGCTCTTCTGACTGTGGACATTGTCCACAGGATGTCCACGAAAACGTCCACAAAAATGTCCATACAGATATTAGAGATAAGATATTAGATATAGATAAGTCGTCGTCATCTAAAGATGACTCCTCCTATACAGGGACGAGGACGACGATATCGCCTGTGGATTTTTTTAGAGAAAACATCGGTAAGTTGAGCGCTAACGGCGAAAAAGAGCTGACCGGTTACATCGAGCGCCTGGGCGATGATCTTGTGACCGAGATCATCCGCAAGTGCGGGGATCTGGGCGGCAGAAGCTGGGCCTATGTCCGCAAGGCGCTGGAAGAGGCCGACAGGCAAGGTTGCACGTCTGTGGAGGAGTACCGCAAGACAAACCCCATCGGGGCAGGACGGGACAAGCTGGTCACACGCCCCCCGGAAGATGCAGCAAAAGCCCCCGATTTCCTCAAAAACGCTGCAAATCGCAGGCCTTTGCGCAAGAAAGGAGAGCCGAAGAGTGCCTAAGTATCATGTTGTTGTGCTGTGCAGCGGCCCGGCAGGGGACGCGGCCCTGACCTACCGTCTGACCGCCAGCAGCCAGCAGGCCGCAGAAGTTCACGCCTGCCAGATGGCGGGCGACCACTACCCGGAGTACCGGGACATCCATGTCAAGAGAACGGAGGTTTTGACACATGGCTGAGAAAAGACTGATCTATGCAGAGGATGTAATTCGGCATCTTGAAAAATGGATTATTGAGGCTGAGAAATGTGAAGCAGCCTCGACATACATTGTGGCAACCACGCTGAAGCACGTGTTAAAACTCGTCAATTTGGCACCTACCGCACACCCTGCATGCACCTGCCAGAAATGGCACCCGGCCAGTGAGATCCCGCCGCTGCACCATGAGGTGGACGAGGACAAATGCGAGGGCACTCTTGAGTGCGACGTGAGCGAACAACTTCTCTTGTACACGGAAGAGGAGGGCTACAAGGTCGGTGTCTACATGAAGGACTGCTACGGGTTCAACGGCTGGCTGAACCCTGACTATGGCGGCACCATCCGCCATGTGGTGGAGTGGCAGTACCCGCAGAAACCATCAAAGGAGAGAAGCGAAGGATGAAGACGGTTCAGGACATTATGGCTGAAAACGGCTCTTTGGAAAACATCGAGCGTTTTCAGACAATGCAGAAGTGGGAATACAAGCGCAAGGTAGAGCACGCCCAGGAAATGGCCGAGGCATTTTACTACTGGGCAAAAGAGCACGAAAAGGGCGTGCACCTATCCGTGGGCGGTCTGGATTCCATCACGCTGCATTACTTTCTGGAGCACATCGGGCTGCCAGTTACATGTGTGTCCTGCTCTTCTCTGGAAGGAAAGGGCGTTCAGCAGGTGCACAAGCAGATTGCAGCAGAGATGGAAACCGAGTACAAAAACTGGATGGGTGAAGGAGAAGCGCCGTCTTTCGTGTTCCTGAAGCCTCTGAAAAGCAAAGTTCAGGTCTTGCAGGAATTTGGCTGGCCTGTCATCAGCAAAGAAAAAGCCGGTAAGATCATGCTGCTGCAAAACCCGACCGAACAGAACGCCACCGTGCGGCACGCAATCATCACCGGAGAGACCGGAGAGTATGGCGGATGGCAGAAAAACAGCCGCATGAAGCTGCCGCAGAAGTGGCTCGACCTGTTCGGCGGCGCAGACGCGGAGGGCGCGGCGCTTGGGTATCAGGCGGCCCCGTTCAAGGTGTCTGACCGCTGCTGCTACTACCTCAAGGAAAAGCCCTGTAACGACTGGGCGCGGGACCACAACAGCGTCCCCTACATGGGTCTTATGGCCAGCGAGGGCGGGCGGCGCGAGAAAAGCCTGAAAATGCACGGATGCAACTACTTCGGCAAGACAACCACCCGCAGCGCACCCTTTGCTATTTTTGACCGACAGGACATTTTGCAGCTTGCGCTTGATCTGAACGTTCCTATTCCCGCCGAATACGGCGAAATTGCGAAGGACAGAGACGGCAAGTTGTACACAACAAAGGCACAGCGCACCGGCTGCACAATGTGCGGCTTTGGCATTCACATCGAGGGCAGACCGCATCGGTTTGACATTTTGCGGGAGACCAATCCCAAAGAATGGGAGTTCTGGATGAAGCACGTCTGCCGGGACGAAAACGGCAACTGGTACGGCTGGGGCCGTGTGCTGGACTATATCGGCATCGGATGGGAAGACGTGCCGGAGCAGGCCACCCAGATGTGCATTGAGGATTTTACAGGAGGGAAAACATGACACAGAAACAGTTTATCAAGCAGCTGATGGGCCGCGGCGTTTCATATTCGGATGCCTGCGGGCTGGTGGCCTACATGAAAGAGCTTCGCCAGCTGATCGAAAAGCATGAGGACGTTGTGATGCTGGCGGATGCAAACACAATGCAGTTCGTCCCGGCAAAGGTTTACTCCTACGAGGAAACCTTCCAACGGATGCAGGAAGGGAGGAATATCTTTTGCTGAAAACCATGAAGATTGTCCTTTACGGCGACCCTCGCACAAAGAAAAACTCCGCCCGTATCCTCAAGGCCCACGCAAACCGCCGCATCGTGGCCCCCAGCGAGGCGTTCATGCAGTATCAGGAAAAGTGCCTGTGGCAGATCAAACGGCCTTACAACCCCATCACAGCCCGCGTGAACGTGCGGTGTGTGTACTACATGGCCACCCGGCGCAAGGTTGACCTTGCAAATCTGATCGAGGCGACCTGCGACATTCTGGTGAAGGCCAAGGTTCTGGCGGACGATAACAGCCAGATCGTGGCTGCCCACGATGGAAGCCGGGTGGATTACGACAAGAAAAACCCAAGGGCAGAAATTTGGATCGAGGAAATGGAGGCAGATACATGATTCAAACATTGACACCTGACACCAACGAGCCGGAACTGCCGGACTACCGCACCGTCAAAGCGTGGTTCCAGCAGTGCAGAGATCTGGCGGAGCAGGTCGAGGCCCAGAAGCAAAAGATCCAGCGCATCCGGGACACTGCCGAAAAATGCACCCAGAGCATGAGCGGGATGCCGATGGGCGGTGGAGCCGGTGACAAGGTGGGCTTTGCCGTGGAGAGAATCGATACAGAAGAGCGGAACCTCAAGCAGATGGAGCTTGATCTCTGTGAACTGCGCATCGAAGCTGCCCGGCGGGCCTACTGCCTGAGCGGGTCTGCTCGGTCTGAAAAGCAAGCAAAGTGCATCTGCGGCTGGTATATCGACCTGAAGCCCCAAAAGAAGATCGCGGTGGACGTGGGCTTGTCCAGAGACAATTCGGTCTCTACCTACATCCGCGAGGGGTTTGATGCTTTGGCAGAAATCTGGGAGGATGTACAAAACGACCATTGAAAGCGCTTTGATTTCTACGCTTTATTTGAATCGTTGTGAAACACATGTGGATCGAAGTGTGGTAAAATGACTACAAGCGGAACCGCGCAAAGCGGTGCGCCGCTTCTCAGCAGCTTCCAAAGTGCGGCCCCGTACGAATTCTCCTTTCGTTCATGCCGCTTAACGCTTTTCGCTTTGACACCGTGCTTTGCGGGCTGATTCTATGCGAGAAATGGTGTCCAGACCGACCATGGAGGTTTAGGCGCAGTTCAAGTCTGCAATCTCGCACCGAACGCCGCAAAGTCTGTAACGCGGCAGGTCTGACGCATGGAGTGATTCGCCACCGGTGTGCGGGTGGGCGTGGGACTCCTGAAATCTTGCCCACGCCCTGAAACCTCCGCCCGTAAACAGCAGCACCGGAAATCCGAGCGGGCCAGCATGCCCCGCAGGATGTGCGTCAACTCAAGCAGCCCCGGCGGCGAACCGTGGGCTGTTTTTATTTGCTATATGGCCGCCTGAGCGCAATGTGGAGCGCGGTGCGTGTGTGTAGACACGGCTGGTTCGATTCCAAGGGCGGCTTTTTATACTCCGGCAGCTCAAGTGGTAGAGCAGCGGTCTCCAAAACCGCAGGTTGCAGGTTCGAGCCCTGCCTGGAGTGCCAGACTTTGCATGACCGGGGGACGGCATGCAGAGAGTAGCGGGGCATCTGGCCGCAAAAGTTCCGGATGCAGCGGCAACGTCTTACTGTCCGGTAAAAACAGATAACGGCGTTGCTGCTTATATGCCGTCATAGCTCAACTGGGAGAGCGCCGCCCATTTAAGGCGGGACAACGTTGGTGACACCACATGGCTGTTACAACCCGATACATCCGAGGCACTGAACCATGCCCCGGCGGGGGCCTGTGGGTGCCGGTTCAAATCCGGCTGACGGCTACCGTGATTTTTAGCTTGAAATAGCTTGAGATTTAGCTTGAGCAATTTCGGGCTTTTTTGTTTTATTGGGAGGTGAGCGCATGGCGTTCGGCGAATCGTACGAGGAGTTTGTTGAAAAGTTCAAGCCCAAAAAGACCACGGATGATTGCTATACACCGCCCAGCGTGTACGCGGTCATACGGGACTGGGCTTGCAATGAATATGGAATCGACCCAGCTAAAATTGTGCGCCCATTCTACCCGGGCGGCGATTATGAGCGCTTCGATTATCCAGAGGGTGCTGTGGTGCTGGACAACCCGCCGTTTTCGATCTTGTCCCGAATCTGCGGATTCTATCTCGATCGTGGAATTTCGTTCTTCCTGTTCGCTCCGTCTTTGACGGCGTTTTCTGGAAGGACAAATACTATGCGGATGAACCATATTATTTGTGACTGTCAAATCGAATATGAAAACGGTGCAATCGTCAAAACGAGCTTTGTGACCAGCTACGGCGGGGACGTCGTAGCGCAGACCGAATCCAGGCTGACGAAGCTTGTAAACGATGAGGTGGAGCTCCTGCGGCGCACCAAAACAGTACAACTGCCAAAGTATACATACCCGGATCATATTGTAACGGCGGCATTGCTTCAACGTTATAGCCGCTATGGCGTTGATTTCAAAGTGCACAAAAAGGACTGCACTCCAATTTATGCACTGGACGCACAACGTTCCACGGGAAAAAGCATTTTTGGCGGTGGATTGCTGCTGTCTGATTGTGCTGCGGCTGAGAGGGCTGCGGCTGAGAGGGCTGCGGCTGAGAGGGCTGCGGCCATAAAATGGGAACTGTCCGCGAGGGAGTGCGCTATTGTAGAGTATTTGAACAGCCATGAAAACTGAATATGACATCAAGACTTTAGGAAGGTGGTGGCAGTGGGTGCGCAGCGGTTGACAGACAAGCAGAAAAAGAAGATCATTGCGGACTATGTGCAGCTGCAAAGTTACCGGGCCGCCGCAAGGCAAAACGGCGTTTCAGACGCAACCGTCCGAAAAATCGTAAAAGGAGACCCGGAAAGTTCGCAAAAGTGCGCACTAAAAAAAGAGGAAAATGCGCAGGACATGCTCTCCTACATGGACAGCAAGAAAGAGCGTGTTCAGGAGATCATAGACGTTTATCTCGGTGTCCTGACTGACCCGGAGAAACTGGAAGGGGCAACCCTGCAGCAGATCACCACGGCGCTGGGCACTCTGATTGACAAGTGGACGGTCATTGATGATCGCAAGAAGGGCGATTCCTTCCACCAGACCGTTGAGGATGACCCCATCACCAAGAGCTTGAAGGAGGAGTTTAAGAGATGAGCTTCTCCCCAAAGCAAAAACAGATCCTGACCTTCCCCTATGAAAGCGACTATGATGCCCTGATCTGTGACGGCGCGGTGCGTTCCGGCAAGACCTCCATCATGTCCCTGTCCTTTGTACTCTGGATGATGGCAGAATTCAACCACTGCTCCTTTGCATTTTGCGGAAAGAGCGTGGGCGCGGTGGAACGCAACATCGTTCAGCCGCTTTTGTCTGTCCGGTACTTGCAGCAGCAGTTCCAGATCACCTACAACCGCAGCGGCCACGTTCTCACGGTGCAGCGCGGCAGCAAGGTAAACATGGTGTACCTGTTCGGCGGCAAGGACGAAAGTTCTTACATGCTCATTCAGGGCATCACGCTGGCCGGGGTGCTTCTGGACGAGGTGGCGCTCATGCCCCGCAGCTTTGTGGAGCAGGCGCTGGCCCGATGCTCTGTCACCGGTGCCAAGTTCTGGTTCAACTGCAACCCGGAGAACCCGGAGCATTGGTTTCGCAAGGAGTGGATCTTACAGGCCAAAAAACACCGGGCGCTGCATCTGCACTTCTTGATGGACGATAACCCGTCACTGGATGAGCGCACCCGGGAACGCTACCGCAGCATGTACAGCGGCGTGTTCTATGAACGCTACATTCTAGGCCGCTGGGTGATGGCCGAGGGCCTGATCTACGATATGATGGACACAGAAAAGAATGTTTTCAAGCCGGGTGAAGAGCCTTGCTGGCTTCGTTCTGTGGCCGTTCGGTGGATTGGCGTAGACTATGGAACTGTTAACGACACGGTGTTTTTAGAGGCTTATGACGACGGAGAAACGCTTTGGATTACAAGCGAATACCGGTGGGCGAGTAGGCAGGAACACCGGCAAAAAACAGATGAGGAATACGCTGATAATTTTATGGAGTTTATGGGCAAAAATCCTTGCGCAGTCATTGTTGACCCCTCTGCAGCGTCGTTTATTGAGGCAATCAGGAGGAGGGGTGTTTATGTTATGGAGGCAGAGAACGATGTATTAGACGGTATTCGGCGGGTATCAACGCTGATGAGTAAAAGACAACTCAAAATATGTTCGATTTGTACCGGCTTGCTGGATGAACTCGGCACATACCGGTGGGACGATAAAGCCGCCCTTATGGGCGTGGAAAAGCCCATCAAACAGCAGGATCACGGCCCGGATGCCCTGCGCTATTTGTGCAACACGGCAGTACCTCACTGGAGGTATGGGGAATAAAAAAGCCCAGATGTTTATCTGGGCACAGAGTTAATCTATCTTCATTCGCTGCTTAATTGCTTTCACAATAAAAGCGTTTAAGCTTTCCCCGGCGGCATCTGCAGCCGCTTGAACTTCCTCTTTGGTCGGGCTGACCTCTTTTTTGAGGATGAGGTTTACCCGGTCATACGCTTTGGCATTCCATTTGTTGTTCGCTCTGGTTCGTGCGGTTCCCATTATTTCCACCTCGCTTTCTGCTTATATTATATACTATGCTTGACACTTGCGCAAGTGTACAATATGCACTTACACAAGTACAGAAGTTTGTGCAGTGTGCGAATTGTATGTAACTGCGCAATGGTATATACTATATCTTGTGAGCAAGAGGAGCGGAAAGGAGGCCGCCCATGAAGTTCAATGATTTCAAAAAGCTGAACCGTGACGAACAGCGTGAGAAGTTTGAACAGTACAAAAAAGAGTGGTTAGCTACTCGACATAACTAACCACCCAAAGTAGAGAAGAACCCATTCAGAAAAGCTCCTCTTACTCACATTTTATTTTATTTGAAAACAAAAGTCAAGTAGAATGTGGGGTTTTTACAATGAACTATCCTGTTACACGTGAATCTTTTCTGAAATCTTTCGATATGAACAATCCAGATATCGACGAAATTTTTGTCTCGTGCGTTGATGATGTTTGCAAGCTTATGAACATTGCCTATGAGTCAGGTTTGGTAGATGGAAAGAAAGGAAACAAAAAATGAGTAAAGTCATTGATTTGACTGGGCAGAGATTTGGAAGGCTGGTTGTCATCGAAAGAGCTGAAAATAGTGCTCAAGGAGGTGCCAGATGGCTTTGCAGATGCGACTGCGGGAACGAAAAAATAGTTCACCGCCGGGAACTTCTCAATGGTGATGCTCGTTCTTGCGGTTGTCTGAGAAAAGAGGCCACAGTAAAGCGATCCGTTAAGCATTATGGTCGAAGAGATACGCCACGGCTTTACAGAATCTGGCATCACATAAAAGAAAGATGCTATTCACCATCTTGCAAAGAATTTCGCTGGTACGGTGCGCGTGGAATTAGCATGTGTGACCAATGGCTGAACGATTTTACAGCTTTCAGAGATTGGGCGTTGTCAAACGGATATACCGATAAATTGACAATCGACCGAATCGACAACGACGGAAATTATGAGCCGTCAAATTGCAGATGGGCCACAATGAAAGAGCAATGTGCAAACAGACGAAATAGCCCGAAAAACAAATAATTAAAGAATCGCATCTTATCGATAGGTAGGGTGCGATTTTCATTTGATTGGAGGTTTGAACGTGTCCAGACGTAACAAAAACCGCCCCGCCGGGGGCGCAGAAAAACCGAATACGGCCACGCTGGACGCATTTTCCAACCCGCTGTTCTCGCTGGGGTACGGCTCCCAAAGTCCGCTGGAAGCAACGGAATACCCGCTGACCCGGATGACGGACAACTACGCCCTGCTGAACAGCTTGTACCGCAGCAACTGGGTGGTGCAGAACGTCGTTGGGCTACTCGTGGACGATATGCTCAGAGAGTGGTACGACCTCAAGAGCACCACACCGGAACAAGGAAAGGCAATCCAGACTGTGGAGCGTTCCACCCGGCTCCGTGACCGCGTGAGCACCGGCCTGAAATGGGGCCGCCTGTATGGCGGTGCCGCCGGGCTCATCCTCGTTGACGGACAGGAAGACCTTTCCCGTCCGCTGGATGCAGAAGCCATTCTTCCCGGCAGCTTCCGGGGGTTGTACATCCTCGACCGCTGGCAAGGCATCAGCCCGGACGCAGGCCTGACCTTTGAGGGCGGGGAGCTTGTGCCGGAGTACTACAGCATCAACGATGCAGCCGGGCACACTGCCGCCCGTGTCCATCACTCCCGCCTTGTGCGGTTCGTGGGCCGGGAACTTCCCAATCTGGAACGGCAGGCGGAGCTTTACTGGGGCGAGTCCGAGGTGGAAGCGCTCTATAATGACGTGGTGGCTCACGACAACGTGAGCGCCAACATGGCCGCTCTGACCTTCCAAGCGAATGTCAACACCATGGAGGTAAAGGGTCTGGAACAGCTGCTCTCCATGTCCAGCCCGGACGTGCAGCGGCGTTTCTGGAACACCATGCAGGCCCAGAAGGTCCTGCGCTCCAATTTCGGGATGCAGCTGGTAGAGCAGGGCAACAAAATCAGCAACACCCAGTACACCTTTGCTGGCCTGTCTGACGTGTACGAGAGCATGTGCCTGAACCTGTGCGGCGCGTCCCACTACCCCATGACCAAGCTGTTTGGCCGTTCCCCGGCGGGCATGAACGCCACCGGCGAAAGCGACCTGAAAAACTACTACGACTATGTGGACACCCTTCGGGAAAGCAAGCTGCGGCCCATTCTGGACAAGCTGCTTCCGGTGGTAGCCCGCAGCGCAGGCATTGAGCAGCTTGACCTTGATGTAACGTTCCCGCCGCTGTGGACACCCACTGCCAGCGAGACGGCGACAATCGCCAAGGAAAAGACCGATGTTATCATTGCGGCGTTTCAGGCCGGGCTTCTGGACGCAGATGTGGCAATGCGTGAGCTCAAAAAGCTGGAGGACGAGACCGGACTGTTTGGCTCCCTGACAGACGAGCTGATTGCCGCAAAGCAGGGCCAGACCTATCAGGACGTGACAGCCCTGCGTGACCCGCTGGCGGGGCTGATGACAGAAAAGACGCAGGAAGACACTGAGGAGGGCGAATAATACATGCCTACTCTTGCCCGTGCATCCCCTGAGCGGGAGCTGCAACGCCTCATCCGGCTGTACCTCAAAGCGGAGACGGACATCATCAACGAGATCGGCCGCCTGCGCAGTCGTGGGCTTGTGGATTATCATGCCGTGGCCGCACTGGAACGGGTGCAGGAGATCCTGCGTCAGCTGGAAACGGATGAATGGGAGTATGTGCCCCGTATGGTGGAGGCGCAGTTTTACGTCCATCACCCGGAGGCCCGGACGATTCCCGGCGAGACTGTGGAAAAGCACCTGCGCGGCTACACCAACGCCCAGAGCCTTACCAGCACCCAGACGGATATCGTGCAGAAGCTCACGATGAACCTTATGGGCCAGCTGGTGGACGGGAACCTGACGGTGCTATCCACCCTGCAAAGCGCCCTTCTGGGCCGAACTGAGCCGGACATATACCGGCGTATCGGTCTGGAGCAGGTGGCGGCACAGCAGGCTGTGGGAAGGGGCGTGAACCAGAGCGTTCCCGCCTTTGTGGATGCTCTGCGCCGGGATGGCGTGACGGCGTTCACGGACAAGGCAGGGCGAAATTGGAGCCTGCACACCTATGCCACCATGGTCTCCCGCACCACATCCAGACAGGCTGAAATCCTTTCTGTGGTGACGCAGGACGAGGAACAGGACTTGTATCAAATCAGCTCCCACGGCACTACCTGCGCCCTCTGCGCCCCCTATGAGGGCCGGGTATACAGCAAAAGCGGAAAAGACCCGCATTTCCCGCCGCTTTCGGATGCCTTCGGCAAAGTAGACCCTGCAGGGCCGGATGACCTGACGAACAGCTGGCTGAACATCCACCCGAACTGCCTGCACGCCCTTCGTCCATGGACACCCGCCGGCCGCACCGAGAAAGAGCTGGAGCAGGTCCGGCGCTTTTCTGACCCCAGAACGAACCCGTACAGCCGAGACCCGCGCACCAAGGCACAGATCGAGGCCTACCGCAAAAAGGAGCAGGGCCGTTCCAAGTGGCTGCGGGATTACCGCCAGTGGGAGAACTACCGCACGGCTCTGGGAGACAAAGTGCCAAAGACCTTCGAGACCTTCCAGCGGCACAAGCTGGCAGATGACGAAAAATATCACAAATGGATGAACGCATACAGAAGCGGAGGTGATGCCGATTGATTGCGTACTATGGAAGCAAACTGAGCCCTCACATGACGGAAACGCCGGAGGGCTTTTTGATTTGCCACGATGTCAAAATCGCCCGAACCGGAACACAGAACTATTTGGCCCGGGAGATCGGGCTGGACGGGATGCCGGAGCGTGTTCTTCAGGTGACACGAAGCGCCGAGGACGTGTTTGACCCGGCGGCAATTGCCAGTTTTGAGGGCAAAGATGTCACCAACACCCACCCCTCGGAGATGATCGTGCAGGAAAATCAGGCCGCCTACTCCAAAGGCCACGCAGAGAATGTTCGCCGAGTGGGTGATTATCTGGTGGCTGACCTGTACCTGAAAGACCCCACACTGATCTCCGAGGTCAAGAACGGGGCCATGCGGGACGTGTCCTGCGGCTATTACTGCCAGTACGAGGCAGACGGTGCAGGATACCGGCAGACCCATATCAGAGGAAATCACATCGCCATCGTGCCCCGTGGGCGCGCTGGCCGTGATGTCGCAATAAAAGATAGCGCCGCCGAACTTCCGGCGGAGAAAGGCAAGGTAAAACACATGAGCAAGAGCAAGAGTTTGCTGTCTCTGTTCGGTCTGGCGGCAAAGAATGCAGCCCCCGAAGAGCTCGACAGCATGGTGGAGACCGCTGCCGCAGCGCTGGATGCAGCACCCGCCGTTCCGGCGCAGGATGCAGACCCCGCCGCAAACGCAGCGCCCGCTGACACCCAGAACACCGCTGTTCTGGACGCACTGAACAACCTTTCCGGAAAGCTGGATCAGCTGATCGCCGCCAACGCCAAGAAGGCAGAGGACAAAGAGCCGGAAGACCTGGACAAGGTGATCGCTGAAATGTCCGGCGAAAAGCCTGACAAGAAGGAGAAGGAGGAGAGCAAGGACGAAAGCGGCTCTACTACCGTTTCCGCTGAGGACGAGTGCGCAAAGCCTGCCGTCAATGACAGCGGTCTGGCTCTGCTGAAAGCCATGCGCCCCATCATCAACGGCATTCAGGACAAGGCCACCCGTGATGCCCTGTCCAAGACACTGATCGAGCAGGTTAAGGGCACCAGCTCCGTGGATGCCATCGCAAAGGCTGCGCAGGACAGCGCCGCCGCTGCCGCCAGCGCATCCGGTAAGAACCGGTATGAGCAGCTGTGTCAGGCTTCCCAGTCCGCTTACAACGACCGCAATCCCCACATGAAGAAGGAGGGCTAAAAAAATGTCCCTGAATACTCAAATTATCGGCAAGACCATGCCCCACGGCTTTGCTGGCACTTATGCCCGCCAGCCGGATATGATCGTCAACACCCGCCCCGTTGGCGGCACCGAGAACATCCCCTTTGGCACCGCCCTGAAGTACGACGGCGGCAAAGTCGTGGTGATGGGCGGTGCAGGCACTACCGCTGCACAGTTCGCAGGCATTGCGGGCAGCGAGGTCAAGAGCGCCCTGGTTTATCCTGACCAGAACGGCGGCAGATACGCCCCCGGCGAGGCCTGCAGCGTGTTCCAGCGCGGCAGCATCAACGTGCTGTGCCAGCGCGGGACCCCGGCTCTGGGCGGTGACGTTTACGTCCGCATTGCCAAGACCGCTGACTATGCCACCGCACTGGTCGGCGGCTTTGAGGCAGAAGCGGACGAAAAGACCGCCGGGAACTCCGTCAAACTCACAAACTGCCAGTGGGGCGGCGCGGCTGATGCCAACGGCGTGGCCGAGCTGGTCATCCTCACCCGTGCAAACGCCTGATAGGAGGGCTTAGACTATGGCAAATTTCCTGAACGTCGGCACCACCAATGCCGGTACTTTCACCGTAAACAACGCCGGTGCTGCGCTGCCCGGCGGCACTCCCACCATGGACGCGGCTGCCATCCAGAGCGGCAATGCGTTCCTCACCAGCGAGCTGGAAAAGCGTGACCCGCTGATCCGCAAGCCCCTCACCAGTGTCACCTATCCCCGTGATATCCCCATTGAGGTGGGCGGCGGCTGGGTGGATTACGTCTCTGCCATGTCCGTGGCCTACGGTATGGCAGGCGGATCCGGCGCTTCTGCCGTCAACGGCGGCGGTTCCAACGGCATCCCTGTGGTGCAGGCCAGCGTGAGCAAGGGCGCGTTCAAAGCCCATGTCTTTGCCGCCGCTCTGCGTGTGATGTTCGTGGATATGCAGCGCGCAAACTTCATTGGCCGCAGCCTTGACCAAATGCTGCAGGACGGCATCCGGCTGGCCTACGACAAGCACATGGATCAGAACACCTACATCGGTTTCGACGAGTACGCTACCACCGGCCTTGTCAACAATCCCGATGTCACCAAGACCACTGCCGCAACTTCCGGCACGGCTTCTTCCACCAAGTGGGCGGACAAGACCCCCAAGCAGATCCTGACGGACATCAACAACGCCATCACTGCCGTGTGGGCTGCCAACGAGTACGACGAGGCAGGCATTCCCAACCACATCCTGATCCCCTACGAGCAGTACAGCTACATCACCACCACTATGGTGAGCGACCTGGGCACTGAGACCATCTACGACTTCCTGAAAAAGCACAACGTGGCCGCAAACCACGGCGTGGATCTGGAGATCGTTCCCACCCGCTGGGTCAAGGGCGCTGGCACTTCCGGCGGCGACCGCATGGTGGTTTACGTCAACAACCGCCGCTTTGTCAAGGCAGACGAGCTGGTGCCCCTGTCCCGCGTGATGAGCGCTCCCAATGTCACCAATGTCTGCTACGACACCGCCTATATGGCAAACGCATCCGAGGTGCAGCTCATGTACCAGACCTCCATGCTGTACGTAGACGGCATCTGATCAGGAGGTGGCAGAAATGGCTTTCGTGCTTTCCAAGGCAAACATCATCCTGCCCAGCGCAGACGGCTTCCAGACCTTCCCGCTCCACCGGGAGCAGCTGGTCGAAGTGCCGGACTGGGCGGCAGAGACGGCCTATTTCAAGGCGCTGGTGGCCGATGGTGACATTGTACCCACTGGCCGCAGCGACAAGGCCGTGCAGGATGCCGCAGACAAGCCCGTCCGCAAGAAAAAGACTGCGGACTGGGACAAGCCTGCCGAACCGCAAGAGCCTGCTGACCCGCAGGAAGACTGAGGAGGCTGCCCATGTGCTGGACGATGAAACCGCAGTTTCAGGGCGTTCTTGCGCAGGCCGCAAATCTGGGGCAGAGCGTGGGCAATTACACCGCAGAGCAGTTCAAGGCGGAATACCCGCAGTTCTGTGACGCGGACGGCAATTGCCACCTGCCGGATGTGATGCTGGAAGAGATCGTGAAAATGGCAAACGTCAGCATTCAGCCTGATAAATGGCTTGACAGCTGGCATTATGCCGTGGGGCTTTATGTGGCCCACTACGTCACTTTGCAGCTGCGTACCTATGCGGAGAGCACCGCCACCCCGGCGCAGGCGGCAGCGTCCGGCGCTCTGGTGGGTGTGGTGAAGTCTGCCACACTGGGCGACAGCTCCGTGACCTACGACACCAGCGCCCTGACCGCAGGAACAGAGGACTGGGGCGACCTGAACGCCACCACCTACGGCCAGATGCTTGCAAACCGTGCCCGCTTTATCGGTGCGGCCGGAACTCTCGTGATGTGAGGTACACAAATGAACTGGAATGACTGGTATACTGACCTGATGGAAATCAGGCGCACGGAAACTGTGAAGGATGGCCAGCTGAGCCGAAAGGAACGGAAGGTCGTCCGCTCCGGCGTTCCATGCAGGGTGTACCGCAGCCAGGACAAGCCCCTCACCATGACCCAGACCGCAGCCAATGTCCAAAAAACGGACAAGCTGGCCTGTGATATCAATGTGGATATCAAGCCCGGCGATGAGCTAGTGATCCACAGGGGGGCACGGCTGGGGCACGCCGTGCAGGAGACCCGGTACTTCGCCGGGGATCCTGACCTGTACTATGAGCCCTTCGGGGCCGTGCTTCCCGGGCTGGCCCACCAGGAGGTCGTCCTTCTCAGCCAGGAGCGTGTGAAATGAACCTGCAGGAGTACATCAAGAAGCTGGAGGCGGCGCAGGCCGCTTTGCCAGAAATGCTCGCAGACGTTGCCCGCAATGCCACCCTCCGGGCCGTGGAAGCGGCACAGGATAAGACTCCTCCCACGGCTGACAGCCTGAGCGGAACCAACACCCGCACCGGGGAGCTGAAACAGCACTGGGCTGCCGACAGCCTCACCGAGCCAGAAAGGCGAGGTGGCGAAATCGTCACTGAGCTGAACAATAACAAGGAGTATGCATCTTACGTCAACGACGGCCACCGGATGGACAAGCACTTTGTGCCAGGGCTATACGCAAATCCCTATACCGGGATGCTGGAATACGACCCAGGCCGCCGGGACGAGGTGGGCATGATGGTGGGCACGAAAACAACCTACGTTGAGGGCCTGCACATGTCCGATGCGGGGATTGAAGCCTATAAGCGCACCGTGAAGATAGAGACAGAAAAAGCCGTGAACAAGCTGGGAGAGATGCTGAAATGAACTTTACCATTACAACGCTGGCCCGGTCTCTGGCGGAGTATCTGGCTCCCTTCCTGCCCGGCGTGCAGATGCTGGAAGACCCTGCCCAGCAAGGCGTGAAACCGCCCTGCATGTTTATCCAGCAGCGGGGCAGCGATATCAAGCCTTACCCCGGCGGGCGCTGGCTGCGCACCATCCGGCTCGACCTGACCTATCTGCTGGACTATAACCTCACAGACCTGCGCCAGCAGTACAACAAAGCCGCTGAGGCGCTCGATTTCTGCATGGAAACATTCTCTTATTCCGATGGAACAGAAGCGGAAAAGCTCCTGCACGCCTACGAGCGCAGCGCGGATATCGACGATGACGGACTGCATTACAAGTTTGAGCTGCGTGTCTTTGTGGAAAAGCCCGTGGACGCAGTGAAGATGCAGACCCAGACCGTAAACCAGAAGGTAGACCAATGAAACAGAATAATACCCAATACAGCCGGGAAGTGCTGCTGAAAGACCCGCGTTTTGCGGGGTATCAGCCGGATTTTCTGGCTGTTGTTTTACACAAACCGTTTTACACCCTCGCAGAGGCTGAGGCCGCTGTGAAAGAATTTTGGAAGGAGTGACACCTATGGCAGCAGGCGGAACCTGGACCGTACAGAACAAGGTGCGGCCCGGCATTTACTTTAAATTTCGCTCCAAGAACCAGCAGAACCTTACCATTGGTGATCGTGGCAAGGTGACGATCTGCGAACCCATGAGCTGGGGGCCCGTCGGCAAGGTGATGGAGATCGCCGCCGGGGAAGACCTGACCCCCTACACCGGCTACGACATCACAGACGCACACAATCGCTTTGCATCCATGATCTTCAGCGGCTCCAACCGCACCGCAGCACCCACCAAGCTGCTGCTTTACCGCCCGGCCGCTGCGGACAGCGCAAAGGCCACCGGCGCTATCACCCCGCTGACGGCTACCGCAAAATATCCCGGCTCCCGAGGCAACGACATCGTGGTGATCGTCACCGCACTGACGGAACCTGCGGGCAGTTTCCAGGTCTCCACGGTCGTTGACGGTGTGGTGAAGGATCAGCAGACTGGCAAGACCGTTGCAGACCTGACCGGCAATGATTGGGTGGATTTCAGCGGCACGGGCACTCTGGCCGCAAATGTCGGCACCCAGCTTTCCGGCGGCAAGGACGGTGAGGTGAACTCCGCCGCATACAGCACCTACCTGACGAACATTGAGTCCTACAACTTTGATTCCATGCTGTACGACGGCGAGGATGCCACCGTAAAGACCGCGATGGAGACCTTTATCAAGCGCGTGAACACCGAAGTGGGCCGCTTCTCTCAGCTGGTGGAAGCCAATGCCACCAACCCTGACACTCGCTTTATCGTCAACGTGTGCGGCGGCCTGGTAATGAACGACGGAACCACCCTGACCCCGAAAGAGGCAGTCTGGTGGGTCGGCGGTGCGCTTTCCGGCGCGACCTACGCCAACGACCTGACGAATGCCTCCGTTCCCAATGCGGTGGACATCTCTCCCAAGATGACCCACAACCAGTATGTGGATGCCATCAATGCGGGAAAGTTTGTTTTCAACGCAGATGACGGCACCGTCCGGGTGGAGTATGACATCAACTCTCTGGTGACCTATACCAGCGAGATCGGCGAGGTGTACCGCTACAACCGCACCATGCGGCTGTGCAACACCATTGCCAACGACCTGTACAAGCAGTTTGCCCAGAGCTATGTTGGCATTGTGGACAACACCGAGGACGGTCGCCGCCAGTACAAGAGCGCCATCGTGAAGTATCTGGATCAGATCCAGGCATCCGGCGGCATCCAGAACTTTAACGGCGAGACGGATGTCATTGTGGAAGCAGGCGAGGCAAAGGATGCCGTGCTCATCACGCTGGCCATCGAGGCCGTGGGCAGCACCAACAAGATCTATATCACCCTGGATGTGGCGTAAGGAGGTACAAAGATGAGTTATTTAATGGCCCAGGACACCCTGAACGGTGCAGAGGGCAAAATTACCATTACTCGGAACGGCCGCATTCTGGAAGCCGCAGGTATGCGGAACATCAAGACCATCGCGGGCATTCAGACTTCGGACATGAAGACCATCGGCACCCGAAAGGTGCAGAAAAAGGCCAACGGTGTCACCCAGACCGGTACCGGCAACGTCTATTTCGGTTCCAACGGCAGCAACCTGTTCACCGATATGGTGCTGAACTACATCGAAAACGGCGTGCAGGATCTGTTTGACATCACCATCACCAACCAGGACCCCACGTCCAGCGTGGGCGCGCAGGTAATGGGCTACTATGGCTGTGTGCTGACCGGTGATATCCCGCTGTCCATTCTGGACGACGAGGAGGCCATGCTGAACTACGATTTCAATTTCAGCTATACCAGCGTCAAGCGTCTGGAAGCATTCAAAGACCCTGCCAACCTGGGCAGCAACTGATTTTAGGAGGTATTTTTTATGAGCGCACTTTCTGCATTTCTGAATCCCACCGTTACCACCGAGGAAAAGGAGGTCATCATCTCCAAGCGTTTTCTGGGCGAGGACGGCAAACCGACCCCGTTCAAGATCCGCTCCCTGACCCAGGAGGAAAACGCTGCCATCATCAAAGCGGCCACCAAGCAGAAAAAGGTGGACGGCCAGTGGCAGGATTCCATTGATGCCAACGAGCTGAGTGCCCGCACCATCGTGGAAGCTACCGTTTTCCCGGATTTCCGCAGCGCGGAGCTGTGTGAGGCCTACGGCACCAAAGACCCGGTTCAGGTTCCCGGCAAGATGCTTCTGGCTGGCGAGTTTGGCCGCCTGATCGATGCCGTGAGCAAGCTCTCCGGCTTTGACAAGAGTCTGGACGAAGAGGCAAAAAACTGATTTCCGGGGGCAGCTGGGATATCGACGTGCTGGTGGCTTACTATTGCTTCGTTAACCTCAGCTGGCCCCCGGGCAAGTACGATGCCCTGCCGGTGCGTGAAAAGGCGCTGGTGAGGGCATTTGCTTTGCGCTCCATGGAAAAGCGCAGAGAAGAGAGCCAGCGAATGAAGGAGGCGGGACGAAATGGCTAAGATTCAAGAAACGCTTGTCCTTCAGGATCGGTTTTCCTCTTCCTTTGGTGCATACATTCAGGCTGCGCAGAGAGCATCCAGCTCTACCACAACGGCACAGGCAGCGGCCCGGAACTATCAGTCTGTTTTGAACAGCGTTTCCCGACAGCTGATCTCCGCAAATGCGAAGTTTGAATCGTATGTGGCCCAACAGGAAGAAATGGTTGCCGCCGGGCAGCAGAACACGGAAGCGTTCAAAAAGTTGGACACCCAGACCGAGAAGCTGGGCGCAACCATCCGAGGGCTGGAAGCGCAGCAGCAGACCCTGACCCAATCCATGGAAGCGGCTGAAAACGCCGCCAGTGTGGCGGCATCGGCCAAAGATGAGGCGGCAGCAGCCACAAAGCGGCTGCAGGAGCAGGAAAATATGGCGCAAAGCGTCACCAACTCCCTGACATCTTCGGTTCTCCGGCTGGCCGCGTCCTATGTCAGCATTCAGGGCTTGAAAAAGGCCGTTGATCTGTCTGACAGATTGGTCTCCATGCGTGCCCGGCTTGACCGGATGAACGACGGCCTGCAGACCACGCAGGAGCTGGAAACGATGATCTACCAGTCCGCCCAGCGTTCCAGGGGCAGCTTTACCGATACCATGGGGCTGGTCTCCCAGCTGGGCACCATGGCCGGGGATGCCTTCAGCAGCTCCAAAGAGATCGTGCAGTTTGCAGAGCAGCTGAACAAGCAGCTGGCCCTTTCCGGAGCGTCCGGCGCGTCTGCGCAGGCCGCGATCCTCCAGCTGGAACAGGGGCTTGCATCCGGCGTGCTGCGCGGTGACGAGCTGAACAGCGTGATGGAGCAGGCCCCGGCTCTGGCAAAGTCCATTGCAGACTATATGAAAGTCAGCGTGGGCGAGCTGCGCGAGATGGGCTCTCAGGGCTTGATCACTGCTGACATCGTGAAAAACGCACTGTTTGCGGCGGCCAAAGACACGAACGCAGAGTTTGAAAAGACCCCCATGACCTGGGCGCAGGTCTGGACGGTGGCAAGCAACACCGCCGTCCGGGCGCTTGACCCGCTGCTGACGGCCATCAACTGGGTGGCAAACAATCTGGATGTTGCAATTCCTCTGGTAGTCAGCCTGGGCGCGGCGTTCGGTGTGCTTCTGATCGCCGCCAACTGGACAAACATCCTCGCGACGGCCACAAAAACAGCCGCGTCCATGCAGGCATTCTATAACGCTGTTATGGCAGCAAATCCTATCGCCCTGACTGCTGCGGCAGTTCTGGTGCTGGTGGCTGCTCTGTATGGCGGTGTGGCAGCATTCAACAAGCTGACCGGTTCCAGCATTTCGGCCACGGGCATCATCACGGGAGCATTTGCGACTGTGGGCGCATTCGTCTTCAACGGCGTTCTGGTCCCGCTGCAGAACGGCTTTGCTGCTTTTGTAAATTTCCTGGCGAATGCGTTCAACAACCCCCTGGCTGCAATCAAAATCGCATTCTACGACATGGCGATCACGGTAATGCAGTACTTGCAGAACATCGCGCAGGGGCTGGAGGGCCTGCTGAACAAGATCCCAGGCGTGACCGTGGACTTGACCAGCGGCGTGAATGCCACGGTCACAAAGCTCCAGCGCGACCGTAAATATGAAAAGTGGGTCAGCGGTTACACGGAAGTCGTCAAGCCGTGGGAAAACATCGACCTTGGCAAGGCCTATAAGGCCGGTCGCGATTGGGGCGCGAACCTCGGAAAATCCGGCCTTATGGGCACCGGCACGGGAGAGCTGGAAATTCCGCAGGCGGCAGACGTGAAAGACCTGCTGGGCAACATCGACAAGAACACCGGCAAGATCGCAAAGACCGTGGATCTGTCCGATGAGCAGATCAAGATGCTGGTGGATGTGGCAGAGCGGAAGTACGTCAACAACGTCAACCTGACAAGCCAGACCCCCATGATCACCGTGCAAGGCCAGAACACCGGCAATACCGAAAAGGATGCCCGGAATTTGGCAGACACCCTGAGGGACGTTCTGGTGGATCTGATGAACGCAGGCAGCACCGTCACCGTGCAGTAAGGAGAAAGAAATGTCCCTGTATAAGCTGTATTTTTCCAGCGGCGCAACGGTGATCGCCCTGCCCATCAACCCGGAAAAGCTGCCGGAGACCCTTTCTGCCGACAACGGAACTTATAACGTGCTGGGCCTTGGCCCCATCATGCAGCCACGCACGCCGAACCTGCGCACCGTGTCCATTTCGGGCTTGCTGCCCGGTCGGCGGCTGCCGGGCCAGACCGGCATTCATCTGCCCCCGGCGGTGTATATGGCGTTCTTCACCACCGCCATGAAGAAAAAATCCCCCATCGTCTACACGCCCGTCCGGTTCTATGAGAACGGTGTTCCGTTCCTGGGGCCGAGCCTTGGCTTTCGGTGCCTCGTTACCAGCTTCAAGGCAGAGGAGCGCGGCGCTGAGACGGGAGATTTCTATTTTGACCTGAGCCTGACCGAGTACAAGGATTACTCCCCGCAGAGGGCTGTTGTGCAGGGCGCTGGCCAGACCGGAACCTTTTCCCCGGCCAGTATCGTCTCTGATGTGGCCAGCGTGGCCGCACGGGCCGTTTCAGCAGCTATGGCGGTAAACACTGCGGTGGATGCGGCGGGCTCTGTAAAGCTCTCTCTGACCCCAACCAGAACCACCCCGGCAGACAAGCTCGTTGTGGGGGCCAGACGGAAAGCCACCGGGAAAGTTTACGGCACCGGCAGCGGGGAGGAAGTTCTGACCAGCATCCATGGCCAGATCGTTGTGGTGCGGCGCATCATCGACCGCGCCCGGCCCTGCCCCGTCTGCGTGGCAGACACCGGCGGCACTGTGCTGGGCTGGATGCCGGAGAACAGCCTGCAGGAGGTGGAAGGATGACCTATGAGCTTTTGGCCGCTCAGAAAGCCACCGGAAACACCCTGAACCTGACGAACAGCACCACGCAGGTGGTCTGGTCTACCCAGCGCACCGGTCAGCCGGGCAAACTGACCTTTACCTATCTTCGCACCCCGGAATCCAAACTGGAAGAGGGAGACGTGATCCGCTTTTCTGTGAATGGTCAGCTTCAGTTTTACGGTTGGGTGTTTACCCGTGGCTTTGACCGCTGGGGGCCGGTGGACGTGGTCTGCTATGACCGAATCCGGTATCTCAAGGCCAATGCCAGCTATTCGTTCTATGGCCAAAGTGCCGGGGACATCATCCGGCAGATCGCAGAGGACTTTGAGCTGGACGTGGGCGAGCTGGCTGACACCGGCTATAAACTGCCCTCCCTCATCATGCAGGACAAAAGCTGCATCGACATCATCAACACTGCCTTGCAGAAGACCCTGCTCAACACCGGCAAGGTCTATGTGTTCTACGATTCCGGAGACGGGCTGGCCCTGAAAGAAGCCAACGACCTGAAAACCGATATCGTCATCGGTGATTACAGCCTGATGACGAACTACACCTTTAATTCTTCTATCGACACCCAGACCTACAACAGCATCAAGCTGGCCCGGCCCAATCAGAAGACGGGAAAGGCGGATGTTTTCGTGATGAAGGATTCGGAGCACATCGGGAAGTGGGGCCTTTTGCAGCTGTATCAAACCGTGGACGAGGCTGCCAACGACGCTCAGGTAAAGGAACAGGCGAAAGTGAGCCTGGAATATTATAACCGGGTATTGCAGCAGCTCAGGTTCTCTTCTCTTGGCGTTCCGGGCCTGCGGGCCGGGGCGCTGATCCTGGTGAACTTGTCCGATCTGGACGGCGAACCGTTCAAACGGTATGTCATGCTGGAAAAGGTGGAGCACACCTTCAAAAATGACGAGCACACCATGGAACTGGAAGCAAAAGCACTGTAAGGAGGGAGAAGAGTGGATTTACTGGCAGTATTGCAGGAGATCTACCGGCAGGCCAACGATGCCGGGCAGCCCACAGACCTGCAGATCGGCACGGTAACAAAGGCCCCGCCGGACGATGATGAGCTGGAGATCCAGATCAGTGAAGCAATGGCCCCGCTGAAGCAGGCCGTGCTCTATCTGGCAGAGCCTGTCATTGAGAAGAAAATTCCCATCCTGCGCCACCGGCACGAGATCAAGATCCTGCAGCACAAGCACGCAACGCCATCCGGCCTCAGCGAGGACGCGTTCACATCCCCGCCCTACTTCACGGAGTGGTCGGCCCTGCCGGATGGGTTTGACGCAAAGGTTCAGGCAGAAAACTTTGTGGGCTGGGAAAACGGCGCTGCGCTGCCTTTGAGCAAGGACAAAAAGTACATCATCCTGAACCCGGCCCTGAAAGCCGGGGACAAAGTGCTGCTGCTCCGCGTTCAGAGCGGCCAGAAATTCATTGTGCTTTCCCGGGTATACGGAGGTGAATCGTAATGGCTACGCTTCCCACAGGCACGTCCATCGACCTTTCCGGCGGCGTGGAATACGTCTCTCAACCGTCCAGAACCTGGTTTATTGACCAGACATCCGGCCGCATCACCGGGGAATGCGATGGGTACGAGGCTGTAAAACAGGCCGTGAACATCATTCTGAATGTGGAACGTTATCGCTGGCAGATCTTCCGCTCTTACAGCGGCATGGAGTGGGAGGGGTTGCTGGGGCAAGACCCGGGCTATGTGGCTGCCGAACTGCAGCGCCGCCTGGAAGAGGCCCTGACCGTGGATGACCGGGTGACCGGCGTAAAGGACTTCTCTTACACGGTGCAGGGACAGGCCCTGACAGCGTCCTTTACCGTCTCCACGATCTACGGCGAAATGCAGGCAAGCACGGAGGTGAACACCGCAGCATGATCGATTTTTCTACCGCACAGTACCGGGCGATTCTGGACTATATGCTGTCTCAGATCCCGGACGACTACGACAAGCGGGACACAAGCCCTATCCCAACAGCTCTTTCTCCCGCCGCCTATGTCTTTGAGGGGTTCTTCCTTTCCCTGAACATGGTGCAGCGGCAGGCGTTTTTTCAGACAGCCACTGGCAGAGCGCTGGATCTGCTGGCCCCCATCGCCACCGTTACCCGCAAGCAGGCCACGGCGGCGGTGCGAAAAGGCGAGTTCAATATTGATATCCCGCTGGGCAGCCGGTTCTCTACCATCAACGGCGCGGACAGTATCAATTTTATTGCGCTGTCCGCTCTGGGTTCCGGGCACACCTACCGCCTTCTGGCCGAAACGCCCGGCACCATCGGCAACGACTACACCGGCCCTATCCTACCCATCGACACCATTCAGGGCCTGACCTCTGCCCGGATCTCGGATATCCTGACACCCGGAGACGAGACCGAGACCGATGACGAATTCCGCGCCCGCATCGAAGCGTCGCTGAACAGCCGCTCATTTGGCGGCAATGTGGCGCAGTACGTGGAGGAGATCAAAAAGCTGGACGGTGTGGGCGCTGTGCAGGTGTACCCGACATGGAGAGGCGGCGGCACGGTGCTCTGCTCCGTTCTGGGTGCGGACTGGCTGCCTGCATCCACCGACCTTGTGCAGACCATTCAGAACACCATCGACCCGGTGCCGTACTCCGGGCAGGGGCTCGGTCTTGCGCCCATCGGTGCAAAGGTAACGATCACGGCCCCGGAGAAGCTGGAAGTTTCGGTCACCGCATCGGTGACGCTCCTGCCCAGCTACTCGCTGGATACAGTTCGCACCGCGGTACGGGAGGCGCTGGAGGCATATCTGCTCAATGTGCGGAAAAGCTGGGAGACCAATATCAGCAAGACCGGCATTGAATACAGCGCCAACGTCTACACGGCCCGCGTATCTGCAGCCATCATCACGGCAGAGGGCGTGGTAAACGTGACAAACGTTCAGCTGAACGGAGCAACGGACGATTTGATTCTGACAGAAACCGGCGCACAGCAGCAGGTTCCTGTGGTTGGGACGGTGACGCTGCATGAAGCTTGATCTTTCGCACGACCTGTTGCCGCTGCTGCCGCCCATCTACCGGGAAGTGCAGGACTATCAGCAGATCTGTAATGCCGAAAAGGCAGAATTTGACCTGCTGGCTGGTTCCGTGGAAGGGGTTCAAAGCAACTTCTTTTTCCAGACCATGGACGAGGATTCCGTTGCACAGTGGGAAAAGGTGTTTCACATCGTGGCTGTCCCGGAAAAGGAATCTTTGGAGTTCCGCAGGCAGCGTGTAATGACCCGCATTGCGACCCGCCCGCCCTACACACTAGGGTTTCTGTATCAGAAGCTGGATGAGCTGATTGGCGCGGGTGGATGGACGTGCTCCATCATATACCCGCTCTACGAGCTGAGGCTTGCGACGAGCGCAAAGAACCAGTCGCACTACGACGAGGTGACGCACCTGATCAGCCAGATCAAGCCCGCTCACATCGTCTTTATCAGTATGCCGTACCTCAAGACCGGGATCTTGATCACAGAGCAGGTCGATGTGCAGAAATACGATTATCAGTATCGCCTAGGCGGCTGGGCCCTTGGAAAAAAGCCGTTTGCCGAACTCGGAGGATGGACGACCGCAAAGGCTGCTGCATCGCCGACACTGACGCGGACGCTTCTTCTGGACGTAGCCCACAAGGCGGCAGAGCTTGCCACGACGGCACGGCTCAACCGTGCAGCGACCGTGAAACCGCTGAAAAGCGTCATTGCATCTGCGACACTGCAGGTGGGCTCTGAAACGTTGATGATCGCGGGTGAAAGCCTGAAACTCGAAGCGTCTGTGGAACCGATGACGGGCACTCAGGCGGTCACGCACTACGAGATACTGAACGATGCCGGAGAGGTGCTGTACGAATCGGATTGCTATTTTGGCGTTACCGAAAAAACGGACGTGGACGTAAATCTCTCTATTCTGGAGGGAGCAGACACCGTGCTGGCAAACGGAAGCCGGTATCACTATCTTCTGGGCAGCTGGCTTTTGGGCAAGGATGCCTTTGCGTCACCGGGACAAAATAATTTTGTCCCGGTGACGGCCGCAACGCCCGCTTCTGCATCTGTGACCCCGCTGTTCCTGGCAAGACTAGCTTCGTACCTGGCGGATCACATCAACATGGTGCAGCTGAACGGCGATTATACCGTTCCAAACCTTGCAAAGAGCCTTTCCGGTGCGGCAGTCACGCTGCAGTATGAGCTTCTGCCATCGGAAAAGATCACAAAAGTCTCTGCTATCTCCGCGCAAGATGCGTTCGGAACCGCTCTCACGCAGGATGATGTCAGCATCGAAACTGCGTCCAGAACAAAATTCAAACATACCATCACCTTTAAGGAGGGAACATTGATCTATGGCGGATGAAATCTTGAAAAACATTCCCCTTCCCGCTGATCTTCCGGAAAACTGGACATCCGGCCAGATCGTCGCCCCGACCGGCGCTGAGGCTGGTCTGGACGAGCAGCACGGGTACAACTACCTTATGAAACAGGTCAATAACGCGCAGAAGGCAGCAAAGGCGCTGAATGCGGGCAAAGCAGACTCCGTCGATCCACACGATCTTTTTATTCCAATTACGGGGTGGCAGACAGACACAGAAGTTGCAGAGTACCCGCATTACATTGATATTACAGCAGATGTTACGTCCACGACTGTGGTATCTGTCAGTATCGACCCTGCAAGCGCAGACGTAGCCGGTAAAGCTATGCTTGTAAACCCCGAAACTCGAACCGGAGCTATCCGTATCCGTGCACACAACATTCCGACTGCGGAAATTTCCGCCCGGTGGTATCCCATCAAGTATGGTGGCCAGTTCTATGGTGACGGCTCAATCTATTCCAACTTCCTGCTTGCGGCACATCCTGTAGGCAGTATCTATCAGACCATCAGCCCTGAAAACCCGTCCGTAACTTTTGGCGGCGGCACGTGGGAAAAGATTGCGCAAGATAGGGTGTTAATGGGCGCAAGCAACACGCACACAGCTGGTACAACGGTAGAGGCTGGTCTGCCGAATATTAAAGGCGGTTTTGGGTTTAGCTCCTACTCAGGCTCTGGAGGATGGCTTTCTGTCGCTAGTGCTACAGGCGCTTTCACAGGTAGAGATGGTTTTGGCACTGTGGCTCAAGCAGGTACTGCTGGCGTTAGAGGAGCCGTAGCTGTTGACCTTGATGCTTCCAAGTCGAGCCAAATCTACGGCGCTTCCGCCACCGTCCAACCCCCGGCATACTTTACTTACATTTGGCTTCGTACCGACTGAAAGGAGAAAAAATGGCACTAGGAGAACTCAAAAACGGCATTGGCCCTGATGCCTATGCTATCTATCAGCAAGTCCTTGCGGCGGTAGTCGAGCGAGACCACCCCGTGGGCAGCCTGTACATCAGCGAAAACGCTACCAGCCCGGCAGAGCTTTACGGCGGCACATGGGAGCGCATTGAGGATTGCACTATCTGGGGCGCAAGCGATACGCATCCGGCTGGTACGACGGTAGAGGCAGGACTGCCGAATATAACGGGTGGGTTTGGCGGTACGCAAGTCGATGACGTTGGGCCAGCAACAGGCGCAATATATACCGTAACCAGTTACGACGTTTTACAGGAAGGAATTGGGTACAGCAAGATGTCGCTGCGCTTTGATGCTTCCCGTTCCAACCCCATCTACGGTGCATCCGATACCGTCCAACCCCCGGCATACTGCTTATATATCTGGCGCAGAGTGGCATAACCGAAAGGAGCACACATGAAAATCATTGACAGTAACGGCGTAGAAATCGCCAACCCCGACTTGACGAAAGGCTACCTCAAGCAGGAGACCAAGACCGTCCACCACGATGCTGTGGAAGCGGTGGAAGAAGTCAGCCATTACGAGACCATCCGTGAATATCCAAACGGGGGGAAAGACGTAAAGAAAGTCGTGGATGTCAAAGCTGTTCCGGCTCAGGATGCCTACGACGAAGAGGTGGAAGTGCAACGGTACATCCGCTACACCACCGAAGAGTTGGCCGCACAGGAAAAGGCCCGCAAGGAAGCAGAAGAAAAGGCACAGCTGCCCACCGCAGAAGAGCGCCTTGCCGCTCTGGAAGCGGCTATGCTTGACCTGCTGGCCGCACAGTAAGGAGGATACTATGGTTCTGTTCTATGTGACCCAAATTAAATTGCACCGCTTTGACGGCGCTTTTACCATCGACAACGTACCTGACCGGTATAAGGATGCCGTGCTGGCAAAGCTGACGGAGGAGGGTTTTTATGAGGTGGAAAGTGATGCTTGACTTCCTGCGGGATATCTTCTTTGCGCTCTCCCATGCTGCCGGTGACAGCGCTGACAAGGAAGAGCCTGCTCCTGCACCGGGCGTGTCCACAGTGGACACCGTCACCGGCTGGGAGGGCGACCCGCCTTACCGCTATGTGGATGTGAGCCGCTATCAGGGAACTATCGACTGGGCAAAGGTCAAGGCCGCAGGCTACAAGGGTGCGATGCTCAAGACGGTGAGTACCAACCGCAAGCTCTCTAAGCGGGCAGACGGTTTGTACATCGACCCTACCTTTGAGACCAACTACCGCAACGCCAAAGCGGCTGGGCTGGACGTGGGTGTCTACTACTACACCTACGCCACCAGCGAGGCAATGGCCGATGCAGAGCTTGCCCTTGTGCGGCAGGCGGTGTACGGCAAGGAGCTGACCTTGCCTCTCGCGGTGGACGTGGAGGAAAACAAGCTCAAACCCATGAGCACCCTCGACCTCACCAACCTCACCGCCTATGCGCTGGAACATGTGGAAAAAATGGGCTTTTACGCCCAGCTGTACACCTACACGGGTTACAGCTATGAGTTGGACATGCAGCGCTTGGCAGGCCGCTGGGACATCTGGCTGGCCGACTACACGGGCAAGACTCCCGCTGTCGGCTATCACTACAACGCCCACCAGCACACCAGCAAGGGCCGCGTGTCTGGCATCTCCGGCAACGTCGACCTCAACGTGACCACCCTCAACTACCCGAAAATCATCAAGACAAAGGGGCTGACCCGGCTCCGGGAGGTATAAGCCCATGTGGGATTTTATCCTGAAACACATCGGAGAACTTATTTTTACCAGCATCACCGGTGCTCTGGCCGCTGCCTATCGTGGCCTGTCAAAGCGCATTAAGGCACAGGAAGAGGAGCGCGCAGCCGTGAAAGAGGGCCTATTGGCCATCATGCACGACCGCCTGTACCAGTCCTGCACCTTCTACATCAAGCAGGGCAGCATTGACACTGGCGGCCTGAAAAACCTCGAATACCTTTACAAAAGCTATCACGCACTGGGCGGCAACGGGACCGGCACGGAGCTGTATAACCGGGCAAAAGCCCTGCCCATCTGTGATTGAAAGGAGTGACAACACATGGAAGCAATCCGTAATATCCTGACCGCACTTCCTGCCCCTGTGGCCCTCGTGCTCATGCTGGGCGGGTTCATCTTCTACGCACTGGGCTGCATCCGGCTGGGCTATGGTGCGGCTGTCAAGGGCACTGTGCTCGACCTGATCGAGCAGGCAGAACACGAGATTCAGGGCACGAAGCGCGGCGCAGAACGCAAGGCGTGGGTGGCGCAGATGCTCCGCACGGCCCTCATCGCCAGCAAGTGGGGAAGATTTATCTCGTGGGCCATTACCGATGAAACCATCGGCACCGTGATCCAGTTTTTCTTTGACCGGGCAAAGGCAGCACTGCAAAAGCAGTAAGGAGGTTATCATGGCAAGCACTACATACGACGATTTTGTTGAGGTCAACAAAATCGCACAAGAGCATTTTCGGCACATCACGAAAATGGTCTTCGGACGTTTTCGTGACCTCAAGAAAACATACCATCTCGGTGCCGTCACCGTAATGGTGCGCAACGCCGGACAACTGCCGCAGCCTTTCTGGCTCGGTGCTGCCTGTGGCGGCGGCTCGCGTAGTGCTGCCCGCTGCGCTGCGAGAACTTGACCGACAGAGGATGATCGCCGCCATCAAGAACGCACCGCTTGGGAGGGTAGACCGTAAGATAGCCTTACTGCGGTACATCGAGCGGCTCCCGCTGCCGGACATTGCAGCACAGACACATTACAGCCGGACGGCGATAAGCTACCGACTGAAAAGCATTGACAAAACGTTAAACGCATAGCAAAAGCCCCCGGTGTTCCGTTTGGAGCATCGGGGGCTTTTCTATTTTTTCTCTTTTTTGAGTTCTTCGATACGGCTTGCAAGCTCTTCTTCCCAGCCTTCATGCTGGTCAAGATACTCGCCATAAATCGCCGCTTCTGCCTTTTTCCGGGCGGCAATCGCATCGTCAAGATCATCATACAGTCCAAGATAAATCTGCTTCCTTCTGAAGTTGATATAGGCAAAGTACCGTCCGTTTGGCCTTTTTACAACGCCGTTTACGCCGGTCTTGGAGTTCCGGTTGACCTTTCCGCCCATCCGCGATTTCACAGAGGAGAGGGAAGAGCCATCCACCTGGGTGACGCTGTGGATGACATCGACCTTGTCTTTCATGTCACGGGCACAGTCGGAGCACCGAAGGATCGGGTTGGCGCGCGTTATGTTTGTAAGTCTGACTTCAACGGTTTTTCCGCACTGCGGACAGACTGCCTTGCACCACATGGATACGTCGGGCTTTCGAGGTGGCAGGATTTCGATGATCTTCCAGCCACTTACAGTCTTTCCTTCGTACTTTTCGATAGCTGCTTTTTTTGCTTTGGCGGATTTTTGGGCTGCTGCACTTTTCATTGCATCGCTATGCGAGAAAGCACAATGCTGACAGCCTGTGCTCATTCCAGACGTAAGGCTATGCCGATACACGTCTTTTACAGTTCCACACTCACACTGGCATGTAAAATGCCCATCTTTTTCCGCACGGTGCAAGACAGTCCAACGACCGAACTGTTTTCCAGTAAGGTCTCCCTCTTTTTTTCTCCGCTCATCCATCCTGAGCTGAGCCTCGCTCCTGGTATGAACGCACCCGCAGGATTTGCTCGCTCCTCGGGTCAAGGATTCCCGAAGAACATCCCTTTCTGTGCCACACTTGCAGCGGCACTTCACATAGCCGCTCTTTTCGGATGCGCCTATCACGATCCAGCTCCCAAAAGTTTGACCCGTCAAATCTTTTGCTGCCATACCGGAATCCCCCTCAGATCAGTCCATAGTGCTCGGCCAGCAGGAAGCGGACGTATGCCGGGCAGTCGCGGGTGCCGACACACCAGTTCTGCACCGTGCGCAGCGGGATACCCGTCCGCTTTGCAAAAGAGGTCTGAGACAGGCCAGTGCGGGCTACCAGCTCACGCATAGACAAGTGCACCAGATCCCAGATGGAAGACAGCTTTTCCTTCTCAGCATCCAAATCAAGGCAGCTGTCAGCATCGTCTGGTACGCTCAGAGTGATGTTGTTGACAAAGATTTCCTTCGGCTGCTCTGCGGCCATTGAAAAAAGCTCTGCTTTGGTATACATGATTGACTTCCTTTCTTTTGTGTGATAAAGTAGTCGTACACCTCCATGTGAGGTGTCTTTCACAAAATCCCTTGTTCGGTGTGTCAAGCATCGGGCGGGGGATTTTTTATTTAATAGATCTCAACGCCCAGTTTTTCGGCGGCGGTTTCAACGACTTCTTCAAACGAGGGACCGCGATTCGAGTCGTTCCAGTCGTAATCGCCAGCGGATGCAGCTTCCCACTCTTCTTCCATGTCAGCTGCCTTGCACAGCTCGGTGCACAGCTCGTAATCCCAGACATCGGACTTGCGGATGTCAGCGGCGATTTCAATAGCGTTTCTCATAATTTTGTACCTCCATGTTGTGTGTTTGTGTTTTTCACTGTGTTTATTATACACCCAATGAGTGTAAACGTCAAGCACTTTTTGAAAATATTATACTCATTGAGTGCAAATAATTGAGCGGCATAAAACCCCCGGTGTTCCGTTTTTTGGAGCATCGGGGGTTTTGTTGTTTATGCAATTCCGTATTTGTGCGCATACTCAAGCAATTTCTTTTTTGCCCTTTCGTGGATATCCTTGGTTTTTTCACAAGGGTTTTGAGTGTAACTGTAAAAACTTTCTTCTTCAAGATTAGAAAGAAAATCCAAAACCTTTTGATCAAATAACTCGTTCATAATGGTCCTCCAATATTTTGTTTTCCTTGCTGTGATTATAGTATAGCACTATTTACAGTGTATGTAAATTGGTATTTTCGACAATGTTTATAGTGCTGTTTTGTGCATATTTGGTATTGTAAACAGTGCTGTTTTTTGCTATACTTGGGCAAATGAAACGGGAGGCATTTTTATGATTTCTGAAAAGAAAAAGGCATCCAATGCCAAATGGGACAAAGAAAATATGACAAGCTTGGCCTGCCGCGTAAAAAAGGACTACGCGGAAAAGTTTAAGGCGGCGTGCATAGAGGCTGGAACGACCCCAAATGCCGTATTAAAGCAGGCAGTTGAAGAATTTTTGCAGGCGCATACAAAATAACAGCTCAAACCCAAGCGCTCATGCGGCTTTGTGCCGTGTGGGCGCTTTTTCTTTTTGTCCTTCGTTGTACGTTCGTTGACTCTCTCGGCGGCGAAAAAAGGTACACTTGGCGCAAAGGGAGGGAAGCTCAATGTTCAAGTATGACCCTTATACCGGAAAGCCGATTCCTCAGCGGCTTGGCTATGGATGGGGATGGGAATCTCAAGAGGCATTCCAGCAGACCGCACAGCAAACCCCACAGGAGCCTAAAACACCGTGGACAATGGTTCCCAGCCTGGCAGATGTGGACAAGGTAAGTGTACAGCCAGGTGAAACGAAGTGGATCATGGTACAGTCTGACCCGATCTTTGCGGTAAAGACAGCCAACGCAATGGGATATGCCCCGGCGGAATATTACCGGTTTGAGCAGATAGACCCGGCGGGGCTGACTGCTCCTGTATCAGTACCGGCAGTACCACAGCTGACACGGGAAGATGTGGAAAAAATCGTGGAAGATAAGGCATCGGTGCTATTTTCTCAATACAGCGCTTCGCTTGCCCCGCAAGCTTCCTTTTCAACATCCGTAAAGTCTAAGAAGGAGGCCGCACAATGAGCAACCCTTTGATGAACCGTTTTGGTGCACAGCAAACCCGGCAGATGGGGCAGAGTGGCGGGTTGATGGCCCGCCTGCCCGGCGCAATAAAGCAGGCATCTAAAATGATGGCCGTCATCAATGCGGCACAAAACCCGCAGGCAGCTCTTATGGACTACTGCAAAAAGTCCGGTGCATTCAACGGATACGCCGGCTCACAGGATCCCGAAAGCATGACCAGATGGCTATGCGAAAAGAACGGAATTCCTGTTAATGACATTCTTAATATGGTTCAGGGCCCCGGTGCACAGGGACTCGGGAATACACTCACAAAATTTTTGAAAGGTGGATAAACTATGGCTATGGACGATTCTATGGGCTTTGGCGGCGGCGGCATCTGGATTTTCGGTTTGCTGGTTCTGCTGGCCCTTCTGTTTGGCGGTAATGGCAACGGCCTGTTCGGTGGAAACCGCGGCCCGATGTTTCCGCCCAACGTTGCGACCTCTGGTGACGTTCAGCGCGCAACCGATTTTGCAGCACTGGAACGCCAGAACAACGAGGGCGTGGCCGCAACCCGTCAGGGGGTCTATGATGTGGCAGCAGCCGTGAAGGACGGCAACTACAACATCCTCGGCGAACTGCGGGATCTGGAAAGCGCCTCCAACGCTGGTTTTGCTCAGCAGCAGGTCTGTTGCTGCGAGACCAACCGCAACATTGACTCTGTCCGCTACGATATGAGCAACTTTGCGGCTGCAATCAAGGAGAACCAGACGGCAGGCATCCAGAAGGTGCTGGATCAGCTGGCTACCAACCGTTACGGCGATCTGGAGCGGGCTTATAACCAGCAGAGCATGCAGTTTGCTATTCAGCAGGCTGTCTGCGGTATTCCCAAATCTTCCCCGTATGCCTACCAGCTGGCACCCGCGTGGGGCCCGGTTCCCGGTCCTTTTTGCGGCTGCAATAACGGCTGCGGCAACATCTAACACATACGCCCTTTAGGCGAGGATTGGCGGGGCGGCAAGGGCTGCTCCGCCTTTTTATATAAGGAAGGAGATTTTTATGTCTAAATCTGCGATTTATACCGCCAACACCTCGGCTCAGACCGTGGCGGTAAACGACGTTATCCCTGTCGGCATCACTTCCCGGCGGTTCGGCTGCAACATCCGGCAGGACGGCAACACCATCACCCTGCTGGGCCAAGGCTACTACCATGTGACCGTGTCCGCTACACTGGCCCCCACGGCGGCGGGAACCGTGACCCTGACCGGTCAGAAGGATGGCGTGGCTGTCATCGGTGCTACCGCTTCTCAGACTGTGGCCGCTGCGGCTGCACCGACCAATCTGGCACTTACTTTCCTGGTGCGCAATGCGTGCGGCTGTGAAAGCTCTATCCTGAGCTTCCTTCTGACCGGTACTGCTGCCGTGGTGAACAACATGGCTGTGACCGTGGAGAAGCTGTAAAAAGGAGGATCTGGTTATGATGGACGAAACAAAGTTTGCAGGGTATAAGGACACACTTGTTCATGCTGCAAAGCAAATGGCCGAAGAGTACAGCGATGCGATGAACTACGCAGGCATGGCGATGGACTATAAAACCGTCTGCCCCTATGCTTCTTCTGAGTGGTATAAGCTCTCTGGGGAAGAAATGGAGCACGCTGATGCAAACCGCCGCATTGCACAGAAAATCCTTACCGGCGTTGATAGTGAGGATTCTGCGGCTGGCGTAGAGCTGCATCACATGTGGAGCATGGCGGAAGACCTTGTTTCTGGTCTGTGCGAAGCCGTTACAAAAGAACGCTCCGCATACATGCGTTGAATTTTTGCAACATTTGTTGTAAGATAAGGTGGACGATTTATCGCTTTTAGAATTCGCCATAAGCGAACAACAAACTAACAATTGAAGTAAAAATAGCATAAATACAAAAAATATTATTGATTTGTAATCAGTGGGTTGCAGGTTCAACTCCTGTCAC